CGAGGGAAATGTGACCGATATGATTGCGGTTAGACACCATATCATGCGATTAGCGGAGACATACGACCTTCGGGCGCTGGCTTACGACAGATACATTGCGCATTTGGTGGTCCCGTTTTTGGACGGCATCGAGTGCCAGCCGTTCGGCCAGGGTTACGCGTCGATGAGCTATCCAACGAAACAATTTGAGGTTTTGATGTGTCGCGGTGAGATTATTCACGGCGCGCACGAGGTTTTAAGGTGGCAAATGGGCTGTGTTCACCTTGCGCGCGACGAGGCAGACAACATAAAAGTGACCAAAAAGAAAAACAGCGAGAGCCAAAAAGTGGACGGTGTGGTGGCGTCCATTATGGCAATGGGTTGTTACTTTAACAATGCACAAGAGCAAGAGCCTCTTCTTGAGGTGCTGAGTTTGTGACAGGTTTAAGTTTTTTGGTTGTAGGGCGGTGCGCAACGGTGCATCGCCCTATTTTTTACCTTGCAACATGGCTAACCGTTTACAGAAGTTTGTTCAACAGGCACGCGCCCGCGTTGGGCTAGATCGTCCCGAAGATATTTTGGCCGCTGTTGGCCTCTACGGAGTCACCAAAGCTGGCGCAAACGTTACGCACGACACGGGCATGCGCCTCTCGACTGTCTACGCTTGCGTGTACAAGATTGCCAGCACCATCAGTAGCTTAGGCCTGAACTTGTACGTGACCAACGGCCAGCGCCGCGACGTTGTACTAGACCATCCAGCCATCGACGTTTGCACGTTTAGGCCCAATCCATACGAAACGCCGTTTATGTTTTGGGAGACGGTCATCTCGAACGCGGTCTTAAAAGGCGTCGGTTACGCTGTCATTCGACGCGGTGCGGGCGGCGTTCCGTTAGCTATGGAGTGCGTAGATACCGACCTAGTCGAGCGCAAAGTGATCAATAACTCTGTGGTGTTTAAGCTGCAAGACAACACGATTGTGCGGCAAGAAGACATGCTTGAGGTCTGCAACATCTATCGGAAAAGCCCGATTGACTTGCACCGCGAGAACCTGGGCCTAACGCAAGCCGCGCAAGATTACGGATCAGAGTATTTCGGCAATGGTGGACAGATGACGGGCGTACTATCGTCGGACCAGCCGTTGAAGTCTGAACAAATGCAGATGTTGCAGAAGTCATGGAATGGGTCTATGACGTCAGCCGGAACAAAACTTCTACCCTTTGGATTTAAATACAACCGTATCAGCATCGCGCCGGAAGAAGCGCAGTTCATTGAGACGCGCAAGTTTCAAGCTGAAGAGATTTGTCGCATCTTCTCTGTCCCGCCTGCGCTGGTTCAGTTGGAGAGTCAAACGACATACAACAACGTCGAGCAACAGAACCTGCAATTCGCAAGACACACAGTGTTGCCGTGGGCAAAGCGCATCGAGCAAGAGCTTGCCTCCAAGCTGCTCACGTTGCAAGAAGCGCGATCACATTACTTCAAGTACAAGCTCAACGACTTGTTCCGGGGCGACATGCAAGCGCGCTCACAGTTCTACACGCAGATGTTGCAAAACGGCGTGATGAACATTAACGAGGTTCGGGCAACAGAAGAACTGAACCCGACTGCGGGAGGCGACACGCAAACAGTCCAGGTAAACCAAATTGCGCTGGACCGCCTAGGCGCATACTCAGACAAAATTTCAAGCGATGACAACGGACAATCACCTACCTAACTACGTCAAGCGCACCTTGCACAACATTAGCAAGCGCAGCGACAAAGCCACGTACATGCAAATTGTGGCCATCTACACCAACACGCCTGGCACTGACCAAGAGCGCGTGGCGGAAGTGCGCAAGTATCTCGATGGCGTAGTTGAGCGCAAGCAACAGAAGAACGCCGACAAGGGCGTGCAATACCGAAAGGCAGAGATGCGCGCCAACGAAGACAACTTGATTGTCGAAGGTTACGCAGCGGTGTTCGACAGCGTTACGGACCTCGGGCCATTTCAAGAGCGCATTGCGCAAGGTGCATTCTCTGACGTACTCAACGACGATGTGCGGTTGCTTATCAATCACGATGGCGTGCCATTGGCTCGGACCAGCAACAACACACTTGAGCTGTCCGAAGATGAGAACGGGTTGTACTATCGGGCGCAGTTGAGCGACACGCAAGCGGGCCGCGATTTGTACACCATGATCAAGCGCGGCGACATCTCGCAAAGCAGTTTTGCGTTCACCATCAAGGAAGAAAGCAACGACGCTGACGGCGTGAGAGTTATCGAAAAAGTGCGCCAATTGATTGACGTGTCTCCCGTAACTTACCCAGCATATCAAGCCGCGACAGTTACGGCGCGCGCTGAACAGAAAGAAGAAAATGACTGATCTCCCAATCAAGGACTTGCAGGCTCTGCGGTCCCAATACGTCGACCAGCGCGAAGACGTGAAAAAATCCGCTGAACTCGAAGAGCGCGACTTGTCAGACACTGACGTCGCCGAAATGGAAAGACTCGCTTCCGAAATCCGCAAGGTGGACGTTCAATTGAAGGTCAAGCGCGAAGACGCAAAGATTGCCGAAAGCGCGGTCTTGGCTGGCGAGGGTTCACGCTCAGAGCAGCGCGAGATGGCCCGCATGAACAAGCGGTTCGACTTGGCTGGTGCTGTCCGTGACTTGTCACAAGGCAAGCGCGTGACTGGTGTTGCTGCTGAGTACACCGAGGAAGCCATGCGCGAGGCGCGCGGTTCCAACATGAACATCAAGGGTCAACTCTCTATCCCTGCAAGCGCAATGCGTGCGTTGGGTGACGCTGGTGAGTTTGGCGCCGGTGCTGGTTTAACCAACTCTCCTGGCTTTGTCGGTACTAACGTGACCGCTGGCGTAGCTGCTTTGGCTGCTCCGACCTTGTTTGAGTCAATGGGTGGACGTGTCCTTAACGGACTTACTTCCAACGTGAACGTGCCAATCGTTACCGCAGCCGCAACTATTGCTTCTGCTGCTGAGGGTGCAAACGTTTCAAGCGCAGCTTCTGCTGTTGGCGCGCGTAACTTGACACCAACGCGTTACGGTGCATTTGTCACTGTGACCGAGCAACTCATGATGCAGGGCGGACCTGCTGTTGAACAGCTCATCACCAACGACATGATTACGCAGTAGAATCGTCAACTCGACAAGACTGTGTTTGACACCATCTTTGGAACTGGTGACGGAGACAACACCAACCCAGTGAGCGCCGCGCAAATGATTGTTGGCGAAGCCGCTTTGATTGCTGCGGGTGTTGACTTGCGCAACGTTAAGGTGATTGCCGACGCAACTGCTCACGCTTTGCTTTCCGACGACGCTATTGTTGCAGACGTCAACCCAGCCATCGACCGCACAAGCGCGGGCAACTTTAACGCGTTGGGTTACCCATACGCCGTGACGGACTTGCTGCCAGCTAACGGTGTTGCTGCGGAAGGCTCGCTTGTTATGTTCGACCCAAATCAAGCTGCCGTTCTCGGTCTGTTTGGTGGCCTCGACATTGTTGTGAATCCTTACGCGATGGACTTGAGCCATCAAGTGCGGATTTCTATCCATCGTTACGCCGACGCCGCTGTGCTTCACGCTGGAGCCGCGTACACTTTCCACGACAACGCCTGATTGGTTGTCGTTTACATATTCAGAGAAAGCCCGGCACCACGTCGGGCTTTCTTATTTTTAGGGCATGCAAGTAGAGATTACCGGAAGCGCAGTCGATCAAGACACAATCATTACGGTTGCCGACTTGAAAGCACACATGCGCGTGACCAACACCGCAGAAGACACTTTGATTGCCGCGCTACGTTCGGCGGCGATTAGCTGGGTAGAGGAACATTGTAATATTAAGTTGGGCAGCTACACCGCGCGCGGGTACTTGCCGGGCTTCTACAACTCCTACATTCCTATCGGGCCAGTTACCGCGATCACCGAGGTGAAGTATCAGACGACCGCCACCAAGACTTACGCGGCGCTGTCTCTACTTGACGCAAGCAATTGGTTCTCGGATGAGATTACGCGGCCAGCGCGCATTGCGTTTCGCGACTATCCGCAAACGTATGATTACGCATTAATGCCTGTCGTCGTTTCGTTTACGGCTGGTTACACCACCATGCCCGCGCCCGTGTTGCAAGCTATTCGATTGATTGTCGCGGACTTGTACGAGAACAGGCAAGAAGAGGTTATCGGCGCCATGACTACGCGTTTGAAGTTTGGGCTTGAGGCGTTGCTCAATCCGTTCCGCATTATCTATCAGCCATGAAGAACGCAGGACGCAGAGATAGGTTGATCACGTACCGCCAAGAGACCTTGACGCAAGACGACTATGGACAGCCAACCGTAAGCACCACAACCGATACGGACATGTGGGCGGAAGTAAGGTTTGCGGGCAGCGCTGGCGAGACTATCAAAGCCCACCAGGTATTCCCACAAAGCAAGGTAAACTTCATTGTGCGCCATCCAAACCCAACCGACGCGCCCGGCGGGTTGAGCATGTCGCAAGACGATACAATCGTATTTGAGTCGCGGAAGTACCAGGTGCTAGGCTTTGAAGAAATCGGACGGCGCGACGGCATGCGCATCTTCTGCAAAGAGCAAGGCACGGATGGTAGGTAAAGTTGAAGGTCTTAAAGAGCTGGAGAAACAAATTAGCCGCATCGGACAGTTTCCAAAAGTGATGGCAAAGGAACTGCGCCAAAGCAACAGAAAGATTGGCCAGCTCGCGTCGCGCAAAATGAAGCCGACCATCCCAAGAAGCGGCGAAGATTTTAAGGTGTACAAAGGCTCGGGTGGCAATGGCCGCGCGCGCAAGGGTGAAGGCGTGGTTGTCAAGACTGTACCAAGCGGCACATTGCGGCGCTCAATTGGAGTTCGCAACAGTCGCGGAAGCAGAGTGAACGTATTTGTTGGGCCGCGTAAAGGCGGCGCGGTACGTAACGACGGCTACTTTGCACAATGGACGGAGGACGGCGGTATCGGTGGCCGCAGAAGGTCTGTCGATAGTCCAACCTACAATAAGATTGCGCCCGCTTTGGCACGCTTGCGTCCAATGATGGAGCGTCTAATGATTATGCAATACCGCAAGGTGTTTAACAAGTTCAAACTCTAATGGAGACAGGCAAGGCAATTTATAAGCTGCTCAAAGACAGCAGTGCAGTCGGTGCAATTTGCGCGGATCGCATTTTTCCGGAGCTTGCGCAACAAGACGCCGACGCTCCGTTTGTGGTTTACACTGTGGTGGACACTACGCCCAGCGACACTAAGACAAGCACGTCGAAAGTTGACACGGCGCGCGTGGAGTTGTATTGCGTAGGCGACGACTACGAGACCGTGATGGATTTGGGCATTGCCGTGCGTGGTGCGCTCGACAGGCAGAGCGGAACCATTAGCGGTGTTCAGGTGCAGTCTATCAGCTTTGACGCAAGCGACATCCAGTTTGACAGCGATCAACGCGTCTACGTATTGGAGCAGACTTACAACACGCGCGTGCAACGTACAGGAAGCGCAACAACGCTCACCACGTTTCCGGGCAATAGCTGGACCATTGAAGAGGCAGACGGTACGCCAACGGGCGCGGTCAACAAGGTTATTGTATCCAATGGGTCTTTAACCATTAACGGCAACACCGCCACACTAGACACGGGCGGCAGCAGTAGCGGCGTGACAAGCGTCAACAGCTTGACAGGCACGGTGGAATTGTACGGAACAAACCTCAACGTGCAAAGCGGAGTGGCGCAAACCATTTACGGCAAGTTCCTGAGCATCGACGGCGACTTGACCAACATTCTGCAAATCCTGAAAGGCTCAGCACAAAACGAGCT